TATCCTACGGAGGATTCGCCACCCAATGTAATCCTTCTGGATGCCAAGAAGGGAAGGTGGGAATTTCCTGACCTGAAACGCATAGCCCTTGAAGAATACCAGTATTGGGACCCGGAAACGGTCTTGATCGAAGCTAAGGCTGCGGGTATGCCACTGACACAGGAATTGCGGGCTTCGGGTATCCCTGTAGTCAACTTTACCCCAAGCCGTGGCAATGATAAACATGTCCGAATGAACTCTGTGGCACCCCTATTCGAGTCAGGATTAGTGTGGTATCCTGAAACAAGCTGGGCAGAAGAAGTCATTGAAGAGATGGCCGCGTTCCCATTTGGGGAACATGACGATCATTGTGACTCTGCCACACAGGCATTGATGAGGTTTAGACAAGGCGGATTCCTGACGCATCCAGATGACTATGTTATCGAGCGTGAAGAAAAGGTCGGAAAAAGGGTTTATTACTGATGGCTACAGGCTCCTACAATAATATTGATAGCTCGGTCTATTCAGGAACCCTAACTGGTCAGCGTGACGATGCCATGGGTGATGGTGGCAATGGTGCTGGCCCTGAGAAAGAGGGCAACCAGAACTCTGCCGTACAAACGGATGAATCTCCTGAAGAGGAACTTCCTGAGGAAGAGGGTCCTGATGAGGGTGAAGAAAGCCCTGAGTTCGACGACAACCTCGCCGAGTTCCTAGAAGACAGGGTCATGTCCAAGCTGATCGATGAACTTGATTCTCAGATTGATGACGACGACACGAGCCGCGAGGAATGGAAAGACCAGTATGAGAAGGGTCTTGTTCTCCTTGGTATGGAGTACGAGGAGCGTACAGAACCTTTTGACGGTGCCACGGGTGTCACACATCCTGTATTGAATGAAGCTGTGACCCAGTTCCAAGCTCAGGCGTATAAGGAACTTCTGCCAGCGGGTGGCCCTACTCGGACCACGATCATTGGAAAGGTGACTCCAGAGAAGGAGGCACAGGCAGAGCGCGTCAAGACGTATATGAACTACCAGATCACGCAGGTCATGGAAGAATATGACCCTGACTTTGATCAGATGTTGTTCTATGTTGGATACGGCGGCAGTGCATTTAAGAAGGTGTACTTTGATAGCTACCTTGAAAGAGCGTCAAGCCCATACATTTTGCCTAAGGACTTGATTGTTCCGTACTCGGCCCGCGATCTTTTGACGGCTGAACGTGTGACACATGTCCTGCGTTACTCCCAGAACGAGCTTCGCAAGCTTCAGATCAGTGGTTTTTACCGCGACGTACACCTTGGAAAGCCTTCCACTGGTGACACAGACATTATTCAGGAGCGCATGGATCGTATCCGTGGCGTGGAAGAACCTTCTGATCGCGACGAATACGTCTTGCACGAGTGCCATTGCTACTTGGACATCGAAGGCTTTGAAGACAAGGACGAGAATGGGGATGAGACGGGGCTTCAGCTTCCGTATATCGTCACCTACGAGAAGAAATCCTTGGTCGTCTTGTCGATTCGTAGGAATTACGAGGAAGATGATCCCAAGAAACGCAAGAAACAGTACTTTGTTCACTATAAGTTCTTACCGGGAATGGGCTTCTATGGGTTTGGACTCGTTCATCTTCTGGGTAACTTGTCTCGTACTGCTACCGCTATACTGCGTCAGCTTATCGATTCTGGCACCTTATCTAATCTTCCGGCAGGTTTCAAAGCCAAGGGCCTGAGGATCGAGGACCAAACTCCAATTCAGCCCGGAGAGTGGCGCGATGTGGACGTTCCGGGTGGCGATATTGCTTCCAGCTTGATGCCACTGCCATATAAAGAGCCTTCTGCAACGCTGTTCCAACTTTTGGGCTTCTGTATTCAGGCTGCGGAGAAGTTTATTGGGACCACGGACCTTGGAATGGGTGACTCCAACCAAGAAATGCCTGTCGGCACGGCGATTGCCATGCTGGAACGGGGAAGCCGTGTCATGTCAGCGGTTCATAAGCGTCTACACAACGCCCAGATGCAGGAACTTAAACTTCTTGCAAACATTTTTGCTAAATCCCTGCCTCCTGAGTACCCGTATGAGGTAACTGGGGCCGATGCCAGCATTAAGGCTGCGGATTTTGATGGCAAGATTGATATTCTTCCTGTATCGGACCCGAATATCTTCTCGATGACACAGCGGATCACGCTGGCACAGCAGCAGTTGCAGTTGGCCCAGCAAGCTCCGCAAATGCACAACCTTTACGAGGCTTACCGACGGATGTACTCGGCCCTCGGTGTCACAGACATCGACCTCGTATTGCCGCCACCTCCACAAGCAGAGCCTGAAAGCCCTGCTCTGGAGAATGCACGGTCTCTGACCATACCGTCAGGGGGAAATCCTCTGAAAGTGTTCCCTGATCAAGACCATGTGGCGCATATCAATACCCATCTGACGTTCATGAAGCTGCCTTTGCTTCAGACATCTCCTGCTGTGTACGGTATTCTGCTATCACATCTTCTTGAGCATCTGTCTTTGGCTGCACAGCAGCAGGTTGTCTTGCAAATGCAGCAGCAAGGCATCAACATGCAGCTTGAAAAGCATGAGATGGAGATCGAGGTAGCGAAGGCTGAAGCACAGATGATGCAGTCTTTGATGCAGCAGCTTGCTCCACCACCTGCCGGACCCGATCCTTTGATCCAGATTCAACAACAAGGCTTGCAGTTGAAGGGTCAGGAGATACAGCAGAAGGGTCAGATTGATCAGGCCAAGCTTGGATTGGAAGCACAAAAGCTTCAACACAAGGCACAGGTTGATGACAAAAAGGTACAATCCATGGAGGATATTGCACAGCTTCGTGCTAATATAGCCTTGGAACGTGTCAATGCTGCGAGGGCTAAATGATGCCAGATTCAGATTTTGGTGGTGGCTGGGGCTACCAAGGAGAACGCGATAACACACCTGCTTCATCTCCTGAAAGCGCAGCCGCTGCTCAAGGAAATGTGAGTGGTGGAGGCGGTGGTTCGGCATCAGAACGTCAGCAAGCTGACCGTTATTCTAATAACGAGGCAACTGCTGCTCAGAACAATGCGATGGCACAGGCCAGTGCTAATGCACAGGCTGAAGCTGAGATGCGGGCTGCACAAAGCCAAGGTCGCGGTTCAAATGTCACTGACATGCAGCCACAGCCTCCTGCTGTAACGGCTATAGAAAACCTATCCCGTAACATCAACCCTATCAGCTTTCCGGGTGGATCATCTGCCACGAGCATGTGGTCTCCCACGATGTCTGGCTTTGCTATTCAGCCAACGACCAATACGATTGGTGTTCCAACGCTTGTCTTGGACACGATGAGACCAACTACGCCTGTGCCATCTTTCCAAAATACTCCGTATGGTATTGATGTTAACAGGCTAAGTCCTACGACTTTTCAACAAGATAAGATTAACAACTTCTTGAATAAGACAGGGTACATTGAATCTAAAAACAATCCTTTAGCAGTTAATAAGGATACAAAAGCTTTTGGTCAGTATCAACTTACTCCATCAACTGCTGTTGATTTAATGAACAAATACTATCCTGATCTTGTAGTTGGCCAGACTCCTAGCCAGATTGCTCGCAATGTTGCTTTGAATGAGGCTCTTCAAAAGGACCTTACCACTAAACTGGCACAGGAAAATATGGCTTCTCTTTCGAGAAGTGGAATTGTTCCAACTGATACCAATGCTTATTTGTCGCATTGGTTTGGTGGCGCAACTGCGAAATCAGTTATCACATCAGATGCAAATACTCCGATTGAAAGTATTATCGGCGAGGATGCAGCATCCAAAAACAAGCTCACAGGTTTAACTACTGGTGAGGTTATATCCAAGGCTGATCAAGCCATGGCTGCTGCTGGTCGTGCTACTTCAACAAACAGTGGCATAGGTTCTGCTGGTGGGTTTGGTAGAGTAGCTTCTGACATTAACCCTAAGTTCCAGTCAGATGTTGTTCCAAGTTTTAATGATGCTGATCTACCCGCAGAAGGTGCTTCTCCAGCAGCAGCTACTACTGGTAAAAAGGGCTTTGTTGCCCCCGATGCTGTAGAGGCTGCCACAAAAGCCCCCGAATCTTTCAGTGATTGGCTAGGCGGCTTCTTTAATACGTCTGATCAGGTGTCCAAGGTCCTAGCAGAACCAAACAGGGTCGCAACAATTCCCGGCCTCCCTAACACTACCTCTGGTATGACTAAACAAGAGTGGGCAGATAGTTTTGGTGTTGATCCGTCCGAGGTCAAATCACGGGTGTCCACGATCAATGGTACGCCTCAGGTTGACTACTATACCAAGGAACTCACTGATATTCCCGGTGAAATCTTTAGCGGTATTGGTCAAGGTATTAATGGTATTGGTCAAGGTATTTCCTCATTATTTAAACCTCAGTCCTCGGACAACGGTTTCAGGTCTTCTCCTCCCCCTTCATATACTCCTAGCTATGGTGGTAATGGCGGTGGGGGTAGGAATGATACTTCTACCCAAGCTTCAAATACTACACCTCAGACACCAGTAACGGTTGCATCAGCAACTCCTGAAACACCCGTGGCTTTAGGAACTGGAATAGATTATACTCCTCGCAAGTATAATCCCAAAAATATTGTCGTAAGAACACCAAGCTACCGATTATCCTAAGGAGTTAACCATGGGCTACCCAATTAAGCGTGATAAGACTGTTACCCCTACTGTTGAAACCTCGATGAGTGTTCAGAGCCAAGGTACGGTTCCATATAAGAAGACGGAAACCTTTGCTGTCCCCGGCGCACCGACCAAGAATGACATGGAAGCCCGTGGTTTTGGTCTGATGATGCGTTCTCAGATGTTCAAGGTCCGTTAATGGCTACTCGCAAGAAGGGTCCCAACCTTTCTGTAGGTCGAGGAGAGAAGCTCTCTGTCAAAGAAGGCAGTGGGCTGACGGCGAAGGGTCGTGCCAAATACAATCGTGCCACGGGAAGCAACTTGAAAGCTCCGACCAAGGACACGAATAATCCTCGGCACAAGTCCTTCTGCGCTCGTTCACAGAGTTGGACAGGGGAACGTGGCAAGGCTGCTCGTAAGCGGTGGGGCTGCAAGTAAGTGGACCCATTTACCCTTATCGCTGGTGCGACTGCTATATACAACTCTATCAAGACTGCCGTCGATGCTGGTCAGGACGTGATGGAGACTGCTGAGAAGGTGGGTAACCTTTTCAGTAAGGTGGCTCAGGTTGTTACTGTAACATCCACACCTCAAAGGAAGAAGCTGTTTCAATCTCCGGCGGAGTTTGAGGCAGTTGCCGTTAAAAGGTATGCTGCCAAGGCTAAGGCTTTGGAAATGCAACAGGAAGTTAGGAACATGTTTATCGGCCAGTATGGTCGTCCGGCATGGGATGCTATCCAACGTGAGGTCATCGAGATGCGTAAAGAGGCAGCACGTCAGGCAGCAGAGGAACTTAGACAGCAGGAAGAAAATCGTAAGGATTTGATTCTTGTATCGTCGATTGTTGGTGGATTGCTCTTTGGAATGGCCGCTATCGGCATTTTACTCATGATGAGGACGTGACATGGACTTATTAAAGACTTTTGGACCACTTGTTGGTCAGGTAGCCCCATCTATTGCGACTGCTCTTGGTGGTCCCCTTGCTGGAATGGCTATGAAAGCCGTATCAACTGCCCTGTTTGGTCACCAAGACGCTTCTGAGGAGGAAATTTCCTCGGCTATGGCTACTGCTACGCCGGATCAACTGGTAGCACTCAAGAAGGTTGACAACGATTTCAAGGTTCAGATGAAGTCTTTGGACATCGATTTGGACCGGATTGCAGCATCTGACCGTGATTCTGCCCGCCAGATGGCTATTCAGACCCATGATTGGACACCCCGTGCATTGGCTGTCGCTATTGTTGTGGCATGGGGTTCTGTACAGTGGTTCTTGCTTCATAGTGTCATTGACGCATCGATGCGTGAATTGGTGGCACGGGTGCTTGGAACTCTGGATGGTGCCTTGATGTTGGTGCTTTCCTACTACTTTGGGTCTGCCCACAAGCACACAGACCCCAAATAACCTTGGATAGAAAAGGAAAATATTCGTGGACGGTGTTTACTTTGCCGATAGTACGATTAAATTCATACGAGATAGGACAAGAGTCCTTAAGGAACAGATAACAGAGGGTTCTGTTCCTGACTTTGCCAGCTACCAGAAACTTCGTTTTCAGTACGAAGCTTTTATTGCTGTCGAAGAACACATAATTTCTCTGCTAAAAAAGAGTGGACTAGACGATGAGTAATCTCATTCTACCTGCACATGTTGCAGATGCCGTCGAGGCGCAGCGAGCCAAAGAAGCCTTTGAGAAGATCAAGGAAAATTCCAAGAAAAAAGAAGAGCCTAAGGTTAAGACAGAGGAAGAGGGTGATCCGATTGACATCACTGCTGCCTATGTCACGGAAGCAGAGCGTGTCATGGACCCGACCCGGCTTCCTGAATCAGCCCTAGCTCGTATGCCACAGCCTACGGGCTGGAGGATTCTAATCCTGCCATATCGTGGCAGCGAAAAAACTAAGGGCGGCATTTACAAGACTGCGGAGACGATTGAGCGCAACTCACTCGCCACTGTAGTTGGCTACGTGCTGGCCGTAGGACCTGAAGCTTATTCGGATACGGCTCGTTATCCTAATGGCCCTTGGTGCAAAAAGGGTGATTGGGTGATGATTGGCCGCTATGCGGGTGCGCGTTTCAGGATTGAGGGTGGGGAAGTTCGCATCATCAATGAGGATGAAGTGATTGCCACCATAGCAGACCCCGCCGACGTTCTCGACGTTTTATGAGTGCGCGGCGCACCATGGAGTGAACCATGCTAGAAGATGAAGACAAAAAGGAAGATTTCGTCGAAGAAGAAGCCGTAGATATTGAAATAACCACGGAATCTGACGACGAAGGCTCTGACAAAGCTGCAAAATCTGACGATGAAGATGAGATTGCCAGTTATAGTGAAGGCGTTAAGAAGCGCATTAACAAGCTGACATACAAGACCCGTGAGGCAGAACGCCGTGAACAAGAAGCTCTTGATTACGCCCGTGCTGTCAAAATGGAGCTTGATTCCCTAAAGAAGCGTGAAACGACCCTTAGCAAAAGCCTTGAGTCGGAAGCCGAGACACGGCTTAAGACACAGGAACAGTTGTACAAAGATCAGTACAAGTCAGCCATTGACATGGGTGACACGGACAAGCAGATCGAGGCACAGTCTTATCTTGCCCAGCTTGCCGTAGAAAAGGAACGCCTCCGAAACTATCGGGAACATCGCCGTGAGGTAGAAACTGCTCCTGAAAGACTAATGCCACAGCCAACCCAACGCCAAGTTCCTGACCGCAAGGCACAGGAGTGGGCGGAACGGAATACGTGGTTTGGTTCTGAACGTGGCATGACAGCCGTGGCATACGAAATCCACGATGATCTCGTAGCTGAAGGTGTCAATCCTACTTCTGACACTTATTATCGGGAACTAGACTCGCGTATTCGCAAGGAATTTCCCAATAAATTTACTGCTCAGGCAGTTAAAAAACCCTCCTCAACAGTAGCTTCAGGTCGCCCGACACAGGTCAAGAAGTCATCTGCAAACATCGAACTTAACGATACGCAAAAAAACATTGCGCGTCGTCTCGGTGTCAGTTATGATGACTACAAACGGCAACTGAAGCTCGTACAAGATAGGAATGACTAATATGAGTCGCCCTGCTCCACGCGCTACAGAGAGTCGCACAAACAATTCTCGGCCTTTGGTCTGGAAACCCCCGTCCACTTTGGACGCACCACCCCCTCCAGAGGGGTATGTACACCGTTGGATTCGTACTGAAATCAATGGATACGATGATCGGAAGAACCTCTCCGCCCGCCTACGCGAAGGCTTCGAACTAGTTCGCGCTGATGAATACCCAGATCGTACCGATCTACCTTCTATTAATGAGGGACGACACGCAGGTGTTATCTCGGTAGGTGGTTTGATGCTGGCGCGTATTCCAGAAGAACTCGTGAAACAGCGCAATGCTTACTACAGTGGAAAAGCTGCCGAGCAGATTGAAGCCGTAGATAACAGCCTGTTTAAGGAGAGTAATTCCGTCATGCCAATCAGCAAACCTGAACGGCAATCTCGTGTCACATTCGGCGGCCCAAGGGCTGACTGATTTCAAAGGAATCTAAGCAATGGCAAATATTAATGCCAATTTCGGGCTTCGCCCGTATCGTATGCTTGGAAGCGGTGCCAACACCAACGGTGATAGCGTCTATAACATTCAGACGGCTGCTACTTCTGGTTCGACAAGCTTCATCTACTTTGGTCAACCTGTCATTCCACTTTCGAATGGTATGATTGGCCCAGTAACTAGTGCTTCTGGCGGTACAACACCAATTCTTGGTGTTTTTCTTGGCTGTAATTATATTGACCTTACCGGCAAGCCAAAGTGGTCGCCGTATTGGGTTAAAACAGCATCGGCCTATGCCAACTCTGTGGCTACCGCTCTTGTTGCGGCACATCCCGATCAGGCTTTCTTGATCAATACGGACGCGGCGGCAGCAGACACACTCGTCCACAACAATGCGGACTTTGTGACGATGACATCAGGTAGCACTGTTACGGGCATCTCTGGCGGCGCACTTGGAGTTTCAACGGCAACAACTACCAACACCCTTAACCTTCGTATCTTGGGCTTCGAGGACACTCCTGCGAACTCAGATTCAACGGTTGCTGGTCGTTTGGCGATTGTTATGCTTAACAACCACTTCTACCGGTACGGTGCCAATGGCACTGGTGCTGGCGTTTAAGGAGTAATGAACCATGGCTATAACTCGTTCACAACTCCTCAAGGAACTTGAACCCGGCCTGAACGCCTTGTTCGGCCTTGAGTATGACCGTTACGACAACGAACATAAGGAAATCTTCGACGAAGAATCTTCCGAACGTGCGTTCGAAGAAGAAGTCATGCTCTCTGGCTTCGGTCAAGCTCCTGTCAAGGGCGAAGGCTCTGCCATCACCTATGACACCGCTGGCGAATCCTTCACGGCCCGCTATACCCATGAGACGATTGCTCTTGCATTCGCCATCACGGAAGAAGCTGTGGAAGACAACCTCTACGACAAGCTTTCGGCTCGTTATACCCGCGCTCTTGCACGGTCTATGTCGAACACGAAGCAGGTCAAGGGTGCTGCTGTTCTCAACAACGCTTTCTCTTCGTCCTATCTGGGCGGCGATGGCGTGTCGTTGGTCAACTCGGCTCACACGACTGTCGGTGGCGGCAACTGGTCGAACACTCTTGCTACGGCAGCCGACCTTAACGAAACCTCGCTTGAACAGGCTTTGATTGATATCTCGCTGTTCATCGACGAGCGTGGCCTTAAGGTTGCTCTTCGCGGCATGAAGCTGATCGTTCCTCCTGCACTACAGTTCACGGTTGAGCGTCTGCTCAAGTCGGAACAGCGTACAGGCACTGCCGATAATGATACCAACGCGATCAAGTCCGGCGGCTATATGCCACAGGGCTTTGCGGTCAACCACTTCCTGACCGACTCGGACGCTTGGTTCATTAAGACGGATGCTCCAAACGGCATGAAGCACTTTGTGCGTTCGCCTCTCAAGACTGCCCTTGAAGGCGACTTTGAAACGGGCAACGTGCGCTACAAGGCTCGTGAGCGTTATTCGTTCGGCTGGTCCGATCCTCGTGCGATCTACGGTTCGCCGGGTGCGTAAAGAAGTCGTGTCATCGTGACACAAGATTGGGGGTTGGCCTTGTGTCAACCCCTTTTTTGTTGTAATGTTCTTTAGTCCCTGACTGCCACGGTGGCAGACAACCCAAGACAGGAGATCATCATGGGAACGACGACCTTTTCGGGTCCAGTACGCACTGGAACAATCAAGTTTACGACTGGCACTACGCTTGGCACAGACGTTGCCAACATTGGTGAAGTTGTACTTTCTCAGTCACAAGCTATCACCCAAGCCGGTCCTGCCGCAGATGGCGTGTTCACGACGAGCATCGTGATCCCAGCAGGTAGCACAATCACCTCGATCCAACTTTATGTTGGGGCTGTTTGGTCCACGACCACGACGCTGGGTATTGGTAATACGGTTTCTGCCACGGCATACACCTCTGCCACAGGCGTTGCAGGTGGTACCCTCGGCATTATTTCCGCGACGGCAGGTGCTGATTCGACCCGCGTGGGTAACTGGTACAATGTTGGAACAACGGATGTTAAGATTGTTGTAACATCAGGTAGCACCGGCACAGGTACTGGCTGGTTGGTTGTAAACTACATCCAGCACGGCACGTATAACGCCTAATGTGATTTGGAGGGTGTCAAAAATTGACACCCTCATTACACCTTTAGAAGGATAGATCACATGGCTGATGCAGTAACTTCCCAGACACTTTTTGACGGTAATCGCCTTGCCGTGATGAAGTTTACGAATGCTTCTGACGGCACGGGCGAAACAAACGTGGTCAAGGTTAACGTATCTACGTTATCAACTTTTCAAGGAAAAGCTTGCTCAACGGTAGATATAATTAAAATTTATGCCAT